CGGCGCTTGGTTTCACCACTACCGTCGAGAACACATTAGTCATCTTCACCGAACAGGATTGGGGCAACACGGCCCTCGATACTCTGCCGCCATCAGGATCGGCGCCAGTATTCACCGAGCGAGTCGATCAAACGCTCATTTATATCGCCGACGGTACAGTCGGAGCGCCGCGCTCGACCGGCAACGTATCGCATCAGTGCAATAACAATCTGGGCACCGATCCTTGGACCGCTTATCTCATCGGGCTAAAGCCAGCCTAGCGAGTGAGAGCACCGAATATGTCAGCATCGCCGTTCAAGACTGTCGTCGTTACGCCGGGCGCATCGCTCGATCTCACGACGCTTGCGACCGTCAAGACCGAACTCGGGATCACCAACACCGACAGCGATGCGTGGCTGCAAACCAAGATCACGCAAACGTCGGTCGCGATCGCGTCGGCGTGCGGCCGAGTCTTCCAGCAGGAAACCGTCGCCGACTATTTCAATCTCGGCTGGCGATCGAATGATGGCGCACTGGTGCTGTCGCGCTACCCGGTCAACGAAGTCGTGGCGGTCACGCAATCCAACTCGGTCTTGCCCGCCGATCAGTATGAGTTTCAAAGCAGCAACGGCATGCTGTTCCGAATGCGCGGCGACTGCCGCTCGGTATGGTGCGGCGGCCGGATCATCGTCACCTACAGCGCGGGCTACGTGCTGCTGTCGACGCTGCCGCACGATCTTGAGCAAGCCTGCATCCTGCTTGTGAAGCAGAATTGGTACAGCAAAACCCGCGATCCGCTGGTCAAGAGCGTGAGCATTCCGGGCGTATCAACCTACGATTATTGGGTGGGTGGCGTGAGCCAAGGCGGCGGGATGCCCCCGGAAGTCCAAACGCTGATCCAGCCCTACAAGGCCGAAAGCGCGATATGAACCCGGAGCAGATCAAGGCGGACTACCGTCTGCATCTGAATGAGGAAGGCGAGTTGATCACCGTCCGGCGCTACACCGGCACCGGGACCAACCGGCCGAAGATCGACCGCACCGCGCTCGCGCGCGTCGTGGGCTACAGCCCACAAGAGTTGGCCGGAACCATTCAGCAGGGCGATCGCCGCCTGATCGTGCTGGCCGATGATGTCACCATGCCGACGACCGACAGCCCGCCGCAGACGTTGACCCTGCCGATCACGTCGACCGACAAGATCGTATTGCGTGGCAAGGAATTGCAGATCATCGCCGTCGATGACTCGACGCGGCGCGTCAAGGGCGTGCTGATCGCGCTCGAAATACAGGCGCGTGGTTAGCTGGAAAGACCAGCCTGCCGTCGTGGTAGGGGCCGGTCCTAGCGCGGCTAGGACGCCGCTAGAGCTTGCGCGCGGCAAGGCGAGGGTGGTGGCGGTCAACGAGTCGTGGCGGCTCGCCCCATGGGCGGATGTCCTATTCGCCATGGACGGCATTTGGTGGGTCGACAACAAGGGCGTGCCGCAGTTTCCCGGCCGCCGGGTGACATCGTCGCCGCACGCCATGAAGACGTTCGGCCTCGATTGCTTCATCTGCATCGGTTCGACCAGCGGCTTGCGGTCGATCTATCTGGCCGAAAAGTTCGGGGCCAGCCTGATCCTGCTGGTGGGGTTCGACATGCACGACAACGGCGGGACGCACTGGCATCCGCCGCACAACACCCGCGTCGGGCTTCGCAATCCGGGCGAGAACGAAATGCGGCAGTGGCGGGAGGATGTTGAGCGCGTCGCCGACAAGTTCGCCGAACGCGGAACCAAGGTCATCAACTGCACGCCCGGCTCGGCGCTGACGTGCTTCCCATATGTTCCTTTTGAGCGAGCCCTGGATGGCGACGACCATCCGCATTCAGCCGTTCGTTAGGGACGTTTCGGTCCTTATCGGCGATCTGAAAGGCGACCAAGCATCCGAATTGCTTGCCGAGTTCGCCGCCGTCGAAATCGAGGAAGCCAAGGCGAGCAACGCCGCCGCGCTCGGGCGCGTGCCGCCCTACAAGATATTCGTGGATGGTGCGCAAGGCGCTAAATTGGAGTCGGTGAAGCCGAACGGCGTCATTGTCGCCGAGTTCGAACTGGTGACCGACGTTCTAATCTGGATCGCGGAACAGTTGTTCAAGTTCTCGCCGGTCAAGACCGGGCGCTATCAGAAGTCGCATGAACTGTTCGCTGATGGGAAGCACGTCGAGGCGTTGGGCCAACTGATCCCGTTCGCGGACGAATACATATTCATCAACACCGTTCCCTATGCCCGCAAGATCGAGCGTGGACTGTCGTCGCAAGCACCGGAGGGCGTCTATCAGGCGATCTCTGTTCTGGCGCGGCAGCGGTTCGGGAACATCGCAAAGACCAGCTACACGTTTGCCACGCTTCCGGGCGGCCAGCGCAATCCTGCAATCGTCGTGAGAACCAATGCCTAGCAAAGCAGTAGCGGACGCGGTTGAGGCGCGGCTGACCGCCAATTGGACGGCGTCGCCGATCGTTCCTTACGACACTTCGGGCGAGCCGCCGGACGGCGTCGAGTCGTTCATCGTTGTGCAGTATCCCGTCGTCAACGGCGTGCGCCCCGCGCTCGGGCGGACGTTCTTTGAGGAAGGCGCGATCAGGATCGTGCTCAATGTCGTGCGCGGCGTCGGCGCGGCGCAAGGGCTGGCGTGGTCCGATGAATTGAAATGGATGTTCCGCGCTGTGCATTTCAACGGCATCGAAACATTCGTGCCGGACGGCCCGGTCATCGACGACAATATCGAGGAAGGCAATTGGGTCATGTACTCGATCATCGTTCCGTATCGCTACGAGTTCGTGTCTGCCGTGTACGAACCTCTTAGCGTTTAACCCGTAACCACGGCGATATAGGAGAAACGACGATGGCATTCGTCACGGCATCTGGCACGCAAGTCTTCATCGGCGCATCGGTCACGGTCCAAGAGGCTGACAGCTTGGCGGAATTCCAAGCGATGTCGGCTTGGACGGAAATCAAGAACGTCGAAAGCGTCGGCGAGTTCGGTGATCAATCGAACGACGTGACATTCGCCGCGCTTGGTGACGCGCGCACGCAGCACGCCAAGGGCGCTCGCGACGCCGGTCAGATGACCATCACCGTCGCGCACGATCCACTTGACGCTGGTCAGGCTGCGATCGAGGCGGCAGAACAGACCAACTTTAACTATGCCTTCAAGGTCATCCTGCCGGACGCACCAACTGCGGCGTACAACAATACGGTGCAGTATTTCCGTGGGCTGGTGCAATCTCGCCGGAAAAACATCGGCACCAACGACAACGTCATCCGCAACACCTACAACGTTGGCGTCAACTCCGAACTGTTCACGGCGTTGGCGGCGATCTCAACCTAACCGGGGCGCGGGAAGGCCGTTCCGAAACAGGAGGAAGTTAGATGAAAATGAAAGACGTAGCGGTCGATTCAGGCCGCGCCGAAACGGGCGCTTGGGTCGATGACATTCCCGACATGGAAGGTCTTCGGCTCAAGGTCCGTGGGGCCAATAACAAGGATTGGCGGCGGTTGCAGATGAAGCTGATCCAAGCGGTGCCACGCAAGCGCCGCATGACTGGCAACCTCGATCCCGAGGATGCAGACCGCATCACCAACTTGTGCTTGCTTGATACGTGTCTACTGGATTGGGAAGGGCTGGACGGTGACGATGATCAGCCGTTGCCGTACTCGCGCGAGACGGCAAAGAAGCTGCTGACCGATCCCGACTATCGGCGCTTCCGCGACGCCGTCTCTTGGGCGGCGAATCTCATCGCCGAACAGAACGCGGCAGACCATGAGGAAGACGCGGGAAACTTATTGCGGCTCTCGTCTATCAGCACCGATGGGGGTCGCACCAAAAAGACTGGCTGAAAAAGGTCGAGCAAGGCATCGAGCCGCCGCCTCAATTCTTTGACCAACCCGAAATCTGGCAACAGAACCAGTTCTATTGGGAAGCATTCGGCGAGTTGAGCACAGAGCGATCAATCGGAATGGGGCTAGGCCCGATCCCGCGATCGGCGATCATGGCGTATGCCGAAGAGTTCGACATGGACGGCGACGAATTCGTATCCTTCGAACGCATGATACGAGCGATGGACAACGAATATCTCTCGCTGGCCAGCACCAAGAAACCACAGACCGACAAGGGAATTACCGCGTCGGCTGACGATCCAGCAAGCGCGCATGCGGTGATGGAAGTCATCAAGTCGCGGGCGGCTGCGGCGAACAAAAAACAGGTGAAACGGAAAACACACTAGATGGCAACGTCTACAAACGTCATTCGCACACTCACGATCCGGTCGCAGACCGAGGGCGTGTCGCAAGCTACTGCGCAATTGCAGGGGCTTGCGGCGGCTGGCGATACCGTTGCCGAGTCGTCAGTCTCGCAAGAGAAGGCGACGTTAAGCGTCGAGCGCGCCTATCAGCGACTACAGCGACAACTCGATCAGACGGTGAAGTCTCAAGAGTTGATGGCGAAGGCCGCGCAGACTCTTGAGCGGGCGCAAGCGCAGGGATTGACGACGCAGGAGCGTGCCAACGAACTGATGTCAATGGCGGCTGCACAATACCAGAAGACGGCAACCGCTGCATCGTCGATGACCAAGGCCATGTCGGAAAGCACAATGGCCAACACCAATCTCTTGCGCGGCATGTCGGCGGCTGGTGCGGTGGCGAAGGAGGCGAATGACAATTTAAGCAAGACCGCCAAGAGCACGGAACAGGTCGGCAACGCTGGCAAAGCCGCGCGCTACGAACTCATCAACTTCAACCGTCAGATTCAAGACGTTGTCGTATCGCTGGCGTCGGGGCAAAACCCGTTCACGGTTTTCATCCAGCAGGGATCGCAATTATCGGACGTGGCACTCACGTCTGGCAAGTCGTTGGGTTCGCTTGCCATGGGCGTACTCGGGATGTTTTCGCCGTTAACGTTACTGGTCGGCGGCATCGGTGCGGTTGTTGCGGGCTTCGTGCTGATGTCCAAGGTGTGGTCCGACATGGCCATCCAAGCCGACAACCTGTCGAAACGGCTGGGCGCGCCGATCGCTCAATTGCAGGAGCTTCAAGGCGCGGCGGCGATCAAGGGCATCAGCACCGACGATTTCGTCAAGGGCATGGAGTCATTCGGCGACTCGATCAGCCAAGCTAAGAAAGGGCTTGGCGACATGAAAGAGTTGTTCCGCTTGAACGGGCAATCCATTTCGCAAGACATGCTGCCCAACTTTATGAAGGTCGCTGATTTGGTGCAGAATGCCAAGACCGAAATCGACAAGTTGAACGTGTTGCAGGCGGCCGGTCTTCCCCGGACTCAAGATTGGGTCCGGCTGATGGAGCAAGGCGGCGAAGCCGTTCGAAAGGCCGCGCAGGAGATGGGTAACGCAAACGTCAGCCAGGACATGGTCGACAGCGCCAGAAAGTTTCAAGAGGCTTGGGACAAGGCTTGGGCGCAATTCAAGACTGCCGCATTCGCTGTCATCGGCGAGGTGCTCGAACTGCTGGGCAAGCTGGCGACGGCCGCCGGTGGCCTTCTCGATAAAGCCGGTGCGGCCGTCAAAGGCGTCTTGGGTTCGGCGCGAACGCGCGCTGACGAACTCGCCGCAGGTGGATCGATCGAGGATCAGACGGTCGGGCCGACACAAGGCGGGCCGCTCAAGCTCACGGTGCGGCCAGCAGTTCCAACAATCACGCCGCAAGATTTGGCTGCAATGGAACACCAGATCAGTCTGGAAAAGCAGCGCATCGGCTTGCTCGGCGATCTCGCGACATCACAGCAAAAGGCCGCGTTGGCTGACAAGGAAATCAATCTCGCACGTCTCAAAGGAGTCGACATCTCCAAGGACGAACAGGCTGCGATCGTCAAAAACATCGAACTCGACTTGAAGCACAGCGCCAAGCTGAAAGAACTCAAAACGGATTACAAACAGATTGAAAGCGCGGTTTCTAGTTTTGCTAACACCTTCATCAACAGCATGCTCGACGGTGCGACCGCGACCGAGGCGTTGGGCAAGGCGCTTGAGGGCTTGGGCAAGCAACTTATCGGCATCGCGACGCAGGATTTCGCTAAGAGCATCAGCGGAAGCATTTCTCAGTTGATCGGTGGTGCTGCGGGCATGTTCGGCGGGCCGCTGGCGACAGCCGCAGTTGGTATCGGCGTTAGCCTGCTAGGCAAACTGTTCGGCGGCGGCGATGACAAGGCCGAACAACAGAAGGCGGCGCAAGCTGCGGCACAAGCCGAGCAACAGCGTCTAGCGCGCGAAAAGCAAATCGCGGATGCGCAGATGCGCGCGGCCGAATTCAATCTACGCGCGGCCGACGCGATGGAGAAATCAGACTTCATCAAAAAGCTGCGGGACTTCGACTTCGAGTCACAGAAGGCATTTGACGCGGAGTCTAAGGCGGCTGGCGATCTTGCCATCTGGCAATTGGTGGCGGCGCGGGCGGCGGAACGAACCAAGCTGATCGCTGACACGGTCGAGGCGGCGACGAACACGCTCGCCGGGACCGAGTTGTCCGATGTCCAGAAGCGAATGAAGGAGATAGCGGACGCGGCGGCCGAATTGACACTAGCGTTGCAGGCACAGGGATTGTCGACCGAGGAAGTGGCGGCGGCGGTCAACGACAAGCTCAACCCCGCCATGGACAAGCTGCGGGGATCGTTCCTCGACGATCTCACCCGACAGGTCAACGAACTCGCGGGTGGCGATTGGATCAATCAGGCTGACGATCTCGCCAAGAAAGTTGCGCAGATGCGCGACGACGCGGCGGCGCTCGGCATTCAGACTGCGCTGATTGAAGAGTTCTATATTCGATCGGCCGCGAGCATCGCCGAGTCGAACAAGCTGACCGGGGACTCGCTGGCAGCATTGGAGTCGCAGCTTGGTCTTGCACCGGGATCGCTCAATGCGTTCGCCAATGCGGTGCAGAATACCGCTGCTGTCGCGCAGCGGTCGGCGGACCAACTCGCGTCAGCGTCCGCCGCGCTGTCACTTCGTTTGGTTCAAGCGACCAACGACACGTCGCAGTTGTCTGGCGCGCTCGCGGTGTTCGATGCGCAGGCTGGTCAACAGCGCGCGGCAGAGATCGCGGCGGGCGGTCAATTGCTGGCGCAGTTGGATCAAACTCTTGCGGCCGAACGATTGCAGATACAGCAGCGGTTCGCCGATCAGGCATTGCAACAACAGCAGCAAGCCGCGCAGCAAGCATTGCAGGCGCAACAGGCGGCGGCCGACGCGCAGAAACGTATCTTTGACGAAGCGGTCAACTTCCTCAAGGCAGAGACGAACAAGATCACGGATTACATCGCCCATCTCTTGTCGGGAGCGGGGTCACCGCTATCGCCGTCTGCCCGACTAACATCAGCACAGAATCAGTTCAATACACAGAAGGCGCTGGCGCTCGGCGGCAATCGCGAAGCGCTGTCCGGCATCACCGGCAATGCACAGGACTTGATCGATGCTGCCCGCGCCTATTTCGGTTCGTCGGTGTCCTACCAGAACATCGTCAACAGCACCGTCGCGGCGTTGCAGGCATTGCCGACGCAAGTCAGCGCCGAGCAATTCATCGTCAATGCGATCGAGGATCAGACAGCGGAATTGGCGCAACGACTCGTTGACGGGTTCGACACCATCGACACCAACACCGATGGGCTGATCACCTTCGACGAAATGTCCGCCGCGTTGAGCGGCATGTATAACG